TTTTTTCGCTGAGGCATCAGGTTTTTTTTGCAGGTATCCATTTTTTCTATGTGTCTTATGCTTTTATTTTTCCTCGCCTTCGCCTCTTTTTGCTTTTATTTATTTTCTTCGCCTTCGCTTCTTCGCCTCTTTTTTCGCATTTCTTCGCCTTTTTATGCTTTTTTGCATTTCTTATGCTTTTTCGCAAGTCCTCTTGCGACTTTTTATTATTTTATTAAAAAGGCTTACCGTTGGCTTTTTTCACGCTTACCTACATACCAGTCCAAAAAAGGCTCACCGTTGGCTTTTTAACTCTTATAAGGCTTGCCGTTGATTATTTACACGCTTGCCGTCATAAAGGCTAGCCGTTAGTCATTTAAGGGGCTAGCCGTTAGAGCAAGCCGTCAAAAAGGCTAGCCGTTGGCTTTTAGCAAGCCTTTACCCTTGCCAGCCGTCAAACCCTAGCCGTTGGCATTGCTAGCCGTCTCTACAAGCCAGCCGTCAAACCCTAGCCGTCTCTACAAGCCAGCCGTTAGTCTTGCCAGCCGTGTTCAGCAAGCCAGCCGTGCCAGATAGTAAAAAACCCTTGCCGTTTCCAGCAAGGGCTTTCTAGGGGGTGAACCGTATCGGCTTAGACCTTAGTGATACAGACCGGGCCGATACCCTGAGCAACAGATACAGGGTCGGTAAGGAACTTTCCACACACGACACAGAAACCGTATTCGACTCCGAACGCCTTAGCCTCCTCCACGCTCATACGCATTTCGGCACTGAGGTTACGCATTGCACCAGCCTCGAACTCGAACTTACGCATAGCAACATCAAGGAACTTGGCGTAAAGGCGACCAGTCTCTCGGCTAGCCTGAACCTTGTAGATAACGCCAGCGTTGTTGCGATACATACCCTCTAAAACCGGGAAGTCGGCACGAACACCAGCAACACGCTTAGGGGCGTTGATTAGAGTTCCAATGAACTCTGAGGCTTGCTTAGAAGTCAAGCCAGCGAACTCTACGACTAGCGTGTTCTCACGCTCAGCAAGTAGAGAGTTAAGGAACGAGATTTGACGCTCGCTCGCCGGGGTTAGGGTGTTGTTCATGGGGTCTCCTTTCAAGAAACTTTTTTCGAACTACAATAACTATAACACTAGGAACTCAGTTTTTATTCCTGAATCCCAAAAGTTTTTTTGAGCCTTTTTATAACTTGCTCAGGTTAGGGAGACTACCTTGCCTTGAAGGTAATCTTGCCAGTTCCCATTGGCTCATCATGCGAGTATCGAACAAGTGATAACTCTCCATCAGTGTAAGTGAACACTAACTTGAAGTCGCCATTGAGCGAGAACTTGCTGAGTAAGTCCTTAGCGTTGAACTCCATAACGAAGTCGCCAGAGACTCTACGCCAAGAGACTCCCTTGAACTCGACATTGACTTCTGTCTCATCAGTCCAGCCTTTATCAGCCTGAACAGTTTCAACTAGCCAGTTCAAGTCATAGAGAGAATCCTCCCAGCAACCAAAACATTCTGTCCAGTTGCCATCCTCATCAACGCAAGTGCAGTCGCTATCGAGCGTTACTTTTGTAGTTTCTAAGTTTTCCATTTTTCACCTCCTTAGTGCCTATACAAATAATAACCCAATACAGTCCCTTTTTCTTCCCATTTGGTAATCTTTTTTGTCCTCCCTGAGCGAACAGGGAGGGAGAACTCATCAGCCAGATAAAGCATAAGAACCAGAAGAAGCAAGCGAAGCCGGGCGAAGCCGGGCGAAGCCAGGTGGTCGCTTTTTCCATGCGAGGCATGGACTCATGGAACGCATGGAAAAACCTCTAACCCTATTTTTTTGATAAAAAAATCCCACCTCTTTCGAGATGGAATCTTTTTATTTAGTTTTGTTCGAGAGCGAACACTTCTTCCAGTTCAGCAATCTCAACTGAGCGAAGTTCCATTGCCAGTTCCATGTGTGCCATCAAAGTTCTAGCATTTTGTTTTCTAAGTTTTTTTGGAACAGGTTGCCCTTGTTCTTCCAAAAACTTTTCCATCTCCATCCCAGCGTGAAGCAATCCACCTAAAATGTCCAAAATGGTGTCAACAGTTTTGACTTCCAGTTCTAGTTTTCTTTTCACTTTGTCTCCTATGTAGTTTCCTGGACCCAGGAAATGTGTGTGAGCCTTTTTAGGACTTGCTCAGGTCTCAGGACTACTCTGCCTCTATTGAGGCGTGTCTGTCGCTATTGTTCAGGTTGAACCATTGAACAAAAGCAGTCGCAACAGCCAAATCTGCCCACTCAAACTCCACGCAGGTCGCAGGAATAGAGTTGTCATACTTGACGACTAACCAAACTTTACACTTCATAAAATCACCTCCTTAGTGCCTATACATAAGATAACACGATAAGCAAGGTTTTTATTCCCTAGTGCCAATCTTTTTTGTTTGCTCAGGGCGAACAAGATAACTGGGAACAAATCAAGATTAAAAACATAAGAGAAATAAAAAATCCAAATCCAAATCCAAATCCAAAATAAAAAAAGAAAACAAAAAAAACAAAATCCAAAAAAAGTCAAGTCCCTTGTTTTTCCATGCGAGGCATGGACAAAAAATCTGAGGCTCGCAAGGAAAATCTTTACACCCACATTTTTTTTTGCTTCTTCCATCTCATCTGCTTGGTTCTTTGCTTTCTTATGCTTTTATTTCTCCCCCTTCGCTTCCACCTCCCTTCCATCTTCGCTTCCATCTGGCTTTATTTCATAAGTCCTTATGCTTTTCTTCCATGTGTGCTTGTCATCTACCTCTGCTTCTGCTTCTTAAAAACACGACCCGTTAGGTTTTTGTGTGCGTCTATACATAGAGCGTCAAAAAGACGACCCGTTGGCTTCTGCGGGGGCTTATTACATAAGAACGCAAAAGGCTTGCCGTCATTGCGTAAAGGGCTTGCCGTTAGGGGCTAGCCGTTTATCTTGTAAGGGGCTTGCCGTTTGTGCTTGCCGTCTTATCCGTGCAGGGCTAGCCGTTAGGGTAAAGCAAAACCCCCTAACCGTTATCGGTTAAGGGGCTTGCCGTTTTGACTAGCCGTGTATCTTAGGCACTAAGGTATCAGGTGATACGACTAGCCAAGCCGTTTCTAGTTTACGGTCTTGATGAACTCGTAAGAACCGTCAACCAGAACTTCTGCGTGAACTGCTGGGAACTGCTCTAAGAGTTTGGCATTGTCGACTCGTTCCATAATGACCTGAGCCATTTTGAAAGCCTTTGAGCCACCAATGGTAGCGAACTCAGCGTCACCGAGTTTCGCACGGAGGATAGCCTCAGCCTCAGCCTTAGCCTTGTCTGCTGCTTTCTTTGCTTCGAGAGCATTACGGAAAATCTCCAATGCTTCACGAACTTCTGCATCCCAGCCGAGTTCGACTGACTTGCCTTTTACAGTTGGGGTAAGTGTTTTTGCCACTTTGCCACATCCTTTTGTCTCTATGTATGTCCCAGAGCCTTTTGGTCTGAGGTAGCAATCGGAACTTTCGTTTTTCTTGCTACATAAACTATAACACGATACAACGACATTTTATTCCGAAATGCCAAACTTTTTTGTTCGCCCACAGAGAACTAGAAGTTCTCGTTGACCCACTCCAAAAGTTCGTTGTAAGGGGTGTTCTTTTTGATTAGGTCGAATAGTTCCTGACTCTCTGCGAGCAGGTTCACATCAACAGTGGATTCGTTTGACAACATCATTAGAGTATTCATCTTTGTCTTCCTTATGCTTTTTATAGGGTTACTAGGTTTTCCATGTGTCTGCTGGGTTCGTCAATGATTTCGGTAGATGAATACATCATCTCCAAAGCCGAGCCTGAGACAATCGTGTAGAGAGGTGTTCCCAATCCCTTAGCAATACTCTCCAAGACTGTGGAAGAAACTTCTTTCGTTCCTCTTTCAATCTCAGATAGATAGCCAAGTGAAGTGTTTGACTTTACGCTCAGGTCTCTGAGTGTCATACCATTGGCAAGACGATTCTTTCTAATCGTGTGCCCAAGTGCTTGTGCTAGGTTCATTGTCGTTTTGTCTTTCTATTCGGGGCAGATTACTCTGCGTCTTTTTCTTTCGATTCAGCCTCGTCTAAGTCTGCTGGATTCCAGCCAGCCAAGAACTTTCCATTCTCGTCTGCGACTCTAACTCTGATTGGATGGATAGACGGAGTAGGCAAGTCTGCGTATTCGTCTTTGTAGCCATTTGCATCAGGGTCTCCAACGAATCGTGCTAGGGCAATACGCCCTTGACGCTCAGCCGAAAACTCGTCAGTGTCATAAACCTCGAAGTTTATTTCTGCTATTACTGTGAACTTTTTCATAAAGTTACCAACTTTCTTTTCTAAATCATTTTACTATTTATTTTAAATGGCGATTGCCACCTACTCTAAGTATAGAGTAAGTGGCTCTCGCTGTCAATGGCTACTCTGCTGGAATCTCCACTGCTGGTGCGTTAGACATTATTCTGCCTATTGCGTCAGTGATAGCGTTCTGCTCAGGGGTGTCGCAAGTGTTAAACTCCCACTCCTGAGTTTCGTTATCCCAGACATCTCCCGAATCAAAGTTCATAGAAACATCTGGTTCAGTTGACCACTCTTTTGTTTCGGTGTCGTAGACAACTACGAAATGATACTGCTTACTCATTCTCTTCACCTCCCCTACTTACAATAAATAAATAAGATTCGTTAGGCAGAAAATCTATTGTGCCAAACATAGTTTCCAAACTGTCGTAGCCACTCAACTCTTCGTCAAGCCACTCTTGGAACTCTTCGGAGTAGTCAGTCTTGACTACTAGCCATTGGTTATCGCCATAAGGGTTGTCCTTGCTCATAGCGAGCCACTGCTTAGTCCCACGCCATAGGAAGTGAGCACTCATGTCTCTATCGTCTCCTAGAACGCTTACCAACTCAACATCAGGGATGTTGCCATTCTCTCCATCTGGATAGAAAGTGTGCTTAGTGATTTTAGTTTCCATTTTAGTATTCTGCTTTCTGGATGTCAGTTCCAAGTTTTTCGGCAATCTTGTAAATGTCTACAAGATGAACCTGCTCAGTCTCGCCCTTGTTGTTGAACGCAACTGCGTAGCCATGAATGTAACGGAGTTTCTCAGCACCAGCACCCATAATGATTGCTACTGAGCCATCTTGTAGGTGCTGAGAGAAAATACCCTCCCAGTCGATTTCGACATACTCTCCAAGAATGTCGTCATACGCCTCGAACGGAAATCCATTCTCGTTGTCGTTTAGCAAGCAAACATAATCCTTGCCATTCATTTTCTCTACCTTGACTTCAAGGGCAGTGAATAGTTCAAGTCTGGTCTTGAATGCCTCAATGTCCTTTACCAAGAAGTAGTTGGTGCGTGATGATTCATAGTAGTTTGCCACTGGCAGTTCTCCTTTCAAAAGAACTTTTATTATTACTTATTTAGTATAGGGTGCTGGGCTGACATTTGTCAAGCCCAACACACCTAAGTTTTTACTTGATTTCGTATGACTCACAGATTTCGGCAACTGCGTCATTTAGAGCGTTGACGAGTAATGAAATCTCGTTGTCGTCTAGGTGAGCAATCATCTGTTCTGTAACAGTTGACTGCCAAGCAATCCCAGCAACTTTATCTAGGTGCTCTGAAAAATCTTCCATAGCCTCTCTTGTTCCACACGCAGAACAGATTTCTGTCTTGTTGTCCTTGCGTGAGATAGCACCAGCGTAAGCACCAATGTTATCGTTGTTAGGGATGTAGCCACTACAAGTAGGGCACTTGAACTCTTCGTTCATTTTTATACCTGCTCTTTCCATTGTGATAGGTCTTCGTTCTTGATTACTGCTTTGACAAAAGCAAATCGCTCGTTGTCTCCGAGTTCATTGAAAATCTCCCAGTGCTCTTCTTGTAGGTCGCTCTCGTTGAATACGAGTATGTCGCACATACCATAAGAGCCATCTTCGGCAATCCAGCCAGCCAGATTATCTGGGTGCTCGCTTACCTTGATTAACTGAGTGATGATTTGTTCAGCCATTCTGTTCTCCTTTCAAAAGAACTTCTATAATAACTATAACTAGATTATTCAGGATTTATTCCCGAATGTCAAGTTTATTTTTAATTAGTTTCGAACACTCGTTCTGTGTAGCCTTTGTCAATCTTGTCGTAGAACTTGTCCCAAGCAAACTGAACTGCTTTCTGCTCTGTGGCAAAAATCTTTTCACTGCCCATCCAAGAGTTAGGCATTTCTTCTTTACCCCAAGACATAAAAACGCACCAGCGATTATCTGAAAACTTTCTCACATAAATCTTGTATGCCTTTCTGCCACCATACTGCCCACGCTTGCCCTGAGAGCGAGCAACTAGAACTACTGTTGGGAAAAGGGTTGAGTATTCCATTTGGTCTCCTTTGTTTGTCATTACTCTAACTATAACCAAAGCGTATGACATTTCATTCCTGATTGTCAAGATTTTTTGTTCGCCCCTAGCGAACAGGAAGATGAGCCCAGAGGGAGAAGAAAAAGCATAAGAAGCACTAGGGTCTTGTGTTTTTCCATGCGAAGCATGGAAACCATCTTGCATGGAAAAAGTGGACACCCTATTTTTCGAGCATAAAAAATCCCCTGACTTGCAGGGGATTATTTTATTTAGAGGCTAGACCAGAGTTCTCTTCCAGAATGTATGACTGCCAATGTTCTCTTGGACATAAGCAATCTCAAAGATTTTGGAGAACGCCTCACGAACTTCGCCAGTTATGTTCTTGTAATCAGGACTTTGCGTAGCCAGTTGGTAGATAGCGTCAGCCCCAGTAAATCCTGGAACAGCGTTAGGTTCAGTGTAGTCTCCTACAATCAAAACTCTATCTCCACACCAGCGACCTGAAATGTCTGTGCGTGGTAAATCTCCACCACCACTATCCGGGCTTGTCATTGTGAGGACATACATAGCGTCTGATAGCGAACCCTCGCAACCAACCTGACTCTCCCATTGCTTAGCCCCTAGACCTAAGCCGTGAGGGTCTACCCACTCCTGCTTATCTATGTTTACTAAAATGTGATACTGACCCACCGTGAGTCTCCTTATCTGGCACGCCATTACGCTTGCCGTCTCTTTGTCGTTTAGGCGAGCCGTTAGGCTTGCCGTTATTTATTATAGGGATAGGCTTGCCGTTTAGCAAGCCGACCCCTACACGAGCCGTTAGACCCTTGAACCGATAGCCGATAGCACTTTGGCTGCGGTCTCGCCGATAACCTGTGATGCTCTGGTCGGTGATTCGTTGCTCGCCAGCGATACAACCTTGCCAGCAGTTCCACTCAACAGTTCAGTCGGTTCAGCGACTTTACCGTCAAAGGTTAGCCACAAGATAGCCACGCCATTACGGTCAGCCTCTTTCAGCATCTTGCGTGCCTTTGCTTTCTGGTCTGCTCGGTAATGACCGTCAGACACGATTACAAGCAACTTAGCACCGTCAGCGTGAGTAATACCCAAGCCACCGTCTAGAGCCTTGAACGCTCTGTCAAACTCTTCGGTAGAGTCTGTTGCTGTGAAAGTGTTGACCTTAGTCAAACGCTGTCCCGGCTTTAGTGGTGCGAATACATCCTGACCATAGTAGACCATTGCTGACTTGCCCTGAACTCTGTGAACAGCCTCTGACATAACCCAAGCAGTAATAGCCATTGGTGTCATTGCTGGTCGCATAGAGCCAGAGATGTCAACCATAATGCCAACATTCAGCGTAGGGTCTTCTGTGGTCTTACGCTTAGTAGTTCTCCAAGCCTCGACTGGTGTAAAGATACCACGAGCCTTTTGTGCTTGACCTTGAACGACAGCACGAGAACGCAAGCGACCTGGAGGAACAACGCTACCAATGCGAGTCTGTGAACGCTCACGATACTTTGCTTTACGCAGAGCGTTAGCGATTCGATTCGCACTAGCAACTTCATCGCCAGTTGGATTACGAGATTCAACTAAGCGTGATTTAGTTCCAGCAGTAGTGATGTGAGAATCAGTTGAAGTGTTGTCAAAAACCTTTTTAGATTCTTTCTTGTTTTCTTTCTGCTGATTTGCTTTTTGCTCGCGAGCCTCGACTTCTTCTTTGCGTTCTTCTGCATCGAGTTCATCGTCTAGTTCAGTCTGGTTAGCAATCTGAACCTGCTCTTTAATATCTTGAACAGCCTCTTTAACTTTTTCAATAAAGTCCTTGAACTCTTTAATCTGTTCTGGTGTAGGTTCGCCCTTACCAGTTCCAGTGCCCGGCTCTCCACCCGGCTTGCCACATTCGCCCTCTGGTTCTTGACCCTCTTCTTCGCCAGTCTCTTCTTTACGCTCGTCTAGAACTTTTAGGAACTCACGAGTTAGGTCGTAAAGTGGAAGTGCGTTAGCGTGGTCGCTGTGGTTCTGGAAATCTTTCCAGATAGCACGCAACTTGTTAATAACTTCTTCGCTCAAAACTTCGGTAAGGATTTTCTTAACAGAGTCAACAATGTCTCTCTCGTCAAGAACGCCAGCATCAACGCGAGCCAAAGTTAGCAACGCAAGGTTCGCAGCGGCATCAACCTTAGAAACATTTTCAATGTGTGATTCCAAGTCGCCAATGACAATCTCAATCGCACAAGCACGAAGTAGGGTTCTGTTCTGTGGAACATACTTGCAACCCCAGAACTCGATACGAGACTCTTCCATAGAGTTTAGGAAACGCCACTCTCTCGCAGTTAGGTCTTTGGATGCTTGCTCTAATGACCAGCGTGAGACACGAGCGTGAAGTGCCTCGTGATAAATCGCACCAGTAGCAACAGCGTGCTTTAGTTGGTTCTTGCGTTGAGTTAGTTCGCCAACTTCTTTGGCAGTAGTTCCATTGCCAAACGCTTTGCTGATGCAAACTTCAATCTCGGCACTGGCAGGGTTGAAACAAGCAGGTGCACCAATGGTGGTCTCTTCGACCAGACCAACAACTAGGTCGTTGCGTAGCGACCACTGGTTGACCAGTTTTCCAACGCTAGCACCAACGCCTAGCCAGTCATAGTGCGTGCGACCTACTGGCTTAGTATCTAATTTGTAGTGGCTCATTTGAGTCCTTTCGTGTAATAACTACATTGTATAAGTTATAACTGACATTAGTCAAGTATTATTCCCTATTTTTTAAAACTTTTTTTGGGGTAGAGGGAGTGGGGATTTTGTCGACCCACTCCCTCCCTTTAGCCAAAATCTCTGTTTGGGAGACCTAGATTTTGGCTGGCTTGAACTCTGTGCCAAAGACACGAGTAAATACATCTGCGACAATCGCTCTGTCCTCGAATGGTGCTTGAGCAATTAGATTGCTTACAGCCCATTCAGTTCCCAAGTCTTCTGCGATGTCACGGAAGTCCAAAAGTTCACGCATCTGTGGAGACCAGTTGACCTCGTCAGACTGTTGCTTTTTGAACAAGTTCTGTGCACAAGTTACTGCTTGTGCTGGAACGCCCAACTTCTTGGCTAGTGACCAGTCAGTTGTCATTTCGGCTTGAATACCAAAACGAGATAGAAGTGCCTCTGAAAGATTTACTCCCGGAGCATTTGGGTTAGTCGCAGCAACCACAAAGAAACCCTCCTTAGCCTTAACGATTGCTCGTTCAGGGTTCGCAGTTACTTTGAGTTCTTTACGACCATCCATAAGTCCATAAACAACAGACAAGACCTTAGGGTCGATTAGACCAATCTCGTCAATGAGCAAAACTTTACCTTGCTCTGCTGCTTGGACTAGCGGCCCATCAATCCATTCAAAGCCACCAGCGACAGTTTGAACATAGCCACCAACTAGGTCGCCAACTTCGGTATCGCCAGTTCCAAGAACTGTGATTAGGTCGTCACCAAACGCACCCTCGAACATAGCAGTCTTGCCAGTTCCCGGAGCACCATAGAGCAGGATTGATTTTCCACGCTCGCTGGCTCTTTGGTTGCGAACGACTTCAACATCAGTGTGCTGACCCCACGAGCGAGTGAAATACTTGTGACCATTAGGTCGTAAGTAAAAACTTTCGCCAGCGAGAGCATCAACTGCGTTCATAATTTTCCTAACTGGATTTGCATCACGATTACGAATAACTGCTTTACCAGTTGTCTCGTCAAATACAAGGTTAAGGTCAGATGCAGAAACCGAGTTTAGAGTTTGACCCACGACTGCGTTTAATAGTTCTGGCAGATTAGGGTGCAATCTAACTTGGTCTCGTGTCCAAGCAACTGCTTGCTGGGTTGGTGTTTGTGTTGGGTTGATTGTAGTCATAATTGGTCTCCTATTCTTAGACTACTGGTGTTACTGGTGTCATTACGATTGGCTCAACGACTGGTTGGTCGAAGAGTTCTTCTGGGAATCCAAAGTGCTTGCGTGAACGCTCGATGCGTCTAACAAGGTCATTGGATGTCTTACCAGACTTGATTGTTGCCAAGTCCTTGTAAGTTACTTCTACTGCCACAGGTGTCTTGAACAAAGTCCAACCTCTGTGGAATAGAGAGTCAATGGTGCGAGCGAACAAACGCTGAATGTGAAGAGCACCAATCTCGCCAGCAGATGTTAAATCTATCTGTGAGAAATCGCCACTAGCATCACGCTCAATCTTGAATGAGTCGTTCACAGGAACGCTGGTAAAGTTCCAGTTCTTGCGTGGGTGATAAGAAGAGAGTCTTCTCTCCATAGCACACGCAGGGATGAAGTTGCCATTCACATCTATCGCAGGTGGAGTGGCAATCATTTGGTAGGTGTAGTTCTCTTTACGGAACTCTAGGTAAAGTGCCTTGCCAGCACAGTCCTTTTCTGATTTTGCGTTCACTTGGTCTCCTTAGTAATTTACGCATTTGTATGTGTATTAGAAAGTATAAGCACAGGGTCTCATACTTGTCAAGTTCATTTCAAAAACTTTTTTGGCGTGTCCTTGACTTTTTATTCAGTTGTAATAAGTAGAACTAAACTTCTTCCAGATTTATTCCCGGTTTGGGAAATCTTTTTTTCTGGTGTTTCTATTTGGTTCATACTATCTATAACTTCAATCATTCCAGTTTTATTCCAAATGTCAAGATTATTTTGTTCGCTGTGAGCGAACGCTTCAGGGTATCCCCCGGAAAAGCATAAGGAGTTCTGATGAGAAGCCGGGAGGAAGCAAAAAACCAGGTCCCCTCTTTTTCCATGCGTCAGCATGGAATCCACTTGCATGGAAAAAAGGGTAACCTGGTTGCTAGATGGAGGTTAGAGGATGGGAGACGCACACTCGAAGCAGACGACCCACTCTGCCTCATCATCTAAGGCGAGAACAAAGGGGACAAACTTTTTACTAATAGGGCTTTCGCCAACTTGCTGGAAACATTCCTCGCAAGTTTCCGCCCCGGCCACTTCCAAGCCAACATGGTTAGCAGTAGCGACATCCTTAGAGGATTCAATTGTGTGCAGTTCTATGTGTCTCATAGGTTTATCATAAAACATTACAAAACCTATGATTTTAAGAATTTACTCTAAGTTTGAGATGCCCAAACCAGAGTTAGTTGCACGCCACACAGATGGCGAATGGTTCTCTTCAACTTCTAGTTTCTCTTCTACAGTGTCGTACAAACGCAGGATGTGAACGCAAGGGTCTCCACCCTCTTCAAACTCTTTATCCTGTGCCTCTGTAAGAGGCAAGCCGTCATGGGTCTCACATATAGGTGCACCAACCCACCCGTTATCGAACCCTACCTTTACCCACTCGTCAAATGTCATATCCGTTATCTTTCTATTGCTCATGGCTTGCCGTTGCTTGCCGTTATGTGTTTATTCTATACCCCGTTGAAGGCAAGCCGTCATCTGCATGGAAAAAGGGGGTACCCAGGCTTGCCGTCTTTTCGCTTGCCGTTTGTTTCGTTCAGTCACCCGCTCGCCGTTTGAAATGTGTAGCATAAGGGCTTGCCGTCTTATGTTTTTATTTAGGCCGGGGTTCGCCTCCCGCTTGTTTACTGGGCTTCAGAGGGAATTATATTCGAAGTAACCTTAGGATATGGGACATATCCTAAGGCGGTTTTTGGGATTTGTCAAGTCGAAACGCATAAGTTATGTAATTATTTTTCCAAACCCGCCGTCGCGGCCTCGCCTTCAGCCGCTGAGCCTGGAAAAGCATAAGGATTTGTTCCCGCCAGCAAAATGTCACTGGTGTGTGCTATGTGTTAGGACTGCTTTGCGTTGAAGAAGCCCGTTAGTTCTCCCAATAGTTTTAGGGAGTTATAGTCAGCATCTCCAGACGCAGACGCTCCTACATAACCAATGTCCCTTTGGAACTTTGCGTAAGCAAGTTTGGTCTTTGAGTCGAAGTGTCCTCTTGGCAAGCCTGTAATCCCGGTCACCTTGGACAACGCCAGTTGTACAAGAACGACGCTCTTATGCTTTATTCCGCTACGGACCTGAGCGGGTGTAACCTCTGGTGCGTTCTCGTTTGGGGTCAAAGGGCTAGCCGTCTTATATTTTGGTCTGGCGTATCCAATGACCTCCGTTTGATGACGGGTGCGTACATAGACACCGTTAGGTGTTTGTGCTTTTTTAGGCAATCCGCTTGCCGTCATTGCTTCGACGGTTTGTATAATACCGTCAGTGGCGTGCCGTTTAGTGTCCAGAACGATACCAATGTGAGGCATACCGAATTCGCTTGCCGTTGATGTTTGGAAGAAGACGATATCTCCTCGCCGTGGTCTTACATGGAAAAACCCCCTACCCAGGTAATGAGACAGGGCTACCGTCGACACCGTGTGTGCTACTGGTAAGCGGATACCCGCTTCTGCGGCGACGACATCAATAAACAATCCGTTCCATGGCTTGCCGTTCAGACCAGCCCGTTGACCAAATGTATTTTCCAAGCCGTTAGATGCTTCGTATCCCACATACTCTAATGCTTTAGATATGAAGCGTTCTCGTAATTCACTCGCCGTTGGTGTTGGCATCTTGGCCTTCCGCATCCCGGAATAACATAAGGTCGTGAAGAATGTTGACCGCTTCGTTGGCCCTTGCCGTCAGCCTGATGTGCTCAAGTCTGGTCGACGCTAGTTTGACATCTTCGTGAAGCCCCTCCGTCAACGCCGTTAGTTGTTCTACTATACTATTCAGGTTTGACATCGGTCTCGGTTTTCTTGTCGTCTTCTACGACTTCTGCTTCTATTATAGTCTCTTGTTCGCTATTGGCTGATTGTAAACGCCTCTGTGCTTCTATGGCGTTATTTGCTAAACGCTCCAACCGTTCAGAGATGATGGATGCTGCGGGGCGGACATCAATAGTGACATCGGTATTGATGTCAATGCCAGCACGAATACCAGCACGGTCTAGGATTTCGGTGGCCGCCTTGAGTTTGACGGGTTCGGACTCTGCGTTGTCCATAAGTTGTTCGAGAACATCGACGGCGGATGGAGTTGCTTGAGTGAGCCGTTGACGGGCACGCTCAACTGAGTCGGTAGGTTTATTGCGTAAGGAGCCCAAATGAACGCGGCACAAGCCGTCATCCGCTCCCCTCCCGCCAGACCAGAGTTGACATCTGATGCCATCATCCTTTATTGCTTTACAGCGTCGAGGGAAAGGGAGTTCCTTTTTTCCATGCAAGAGTTCGCCAGAGTTTTGCTGCTTCGCCCAAGCCCGTGTTGCTCCCAGCACCCAAGGCGGGGCGATGTAGTCTGAAGCAGACTCGGCTAATAAGTCATAGCCAGTTATATAATCAGAGTTTTTATCGGTAGGGTCAGACAAAATTGCGATTTTTTCATCCAGCGACATCAGCCGTTGCTGACTCTGCATCTCCGGGGAGAGGGCTTGGATTAGTCCAGTCGGAACTCCGTTTAGAGCGTAGACGGGAAGCCAATTGAACTTAGCCCTACGCAACGCTTGTCTATTTTCAAATGTGTCCAGACATACGCCACGGTCTGTCTCTTCAATTCCGTGGAGGCTGAGGTCAGGTCTGAGGTTGATAGGGGTGTCGATTTGGACATCTGGCAATTCCAACTCAGGTTTTGCGAACGGGTCTCTCTCAATTGCGTCTGTCATAAGTAATTACCTAACACTAAGAGTTGAGTGGCCAGACGGGGGAGAGGCTGCTGACCACTCAACCCATTCTGTTTGCGATTACGCAATTCAAAGAACGCCTCTACCCGTCGAGGCTAGACCCCGACAGTTCCCACTATACGCTATTAGCGAAATCTGCTTTGGGCGAAATTTTGCCCCTGGTGAGTGACCGGGGTACCTTTTTCATTTACAAACATAGAAAAAACCCCGAAAAATCAAGGATTAGATTTTTTCGGGGCTAATTCTAAAAAGTGTTTTGAAATTACTTCTTTTTTGGTGTTGCTTTCTTAGCAGTTGTTGAAGTTGCCTTCTTAGCAACTGACTTCTTAGCAACAGGTTTAGATGCTGTCTTCTTTGCGACTGGCTTCTTTACCGCTGGCTTTGGAGCACACTTACACTCTCCGCCACAGGCACAGGTCTTAGAGTTAATAGCCTGTAGTGTAATTTTCACATCGTGGACAGCATTGAGTTTGCTTAGCAATTCTTTATCTTTCTTTAGTGCTTTTGCTTTTGCTTTCTCAATTAGTTCAGCAGGTGAATCAGTGTAAAGAACATTGCCATTGTCATCGGCTAGGAAGCGACCAATCGCGTCACGAGCAGGGAGACGCTTAGGCTTTCTCTTGAATAGATTTGTTATCCAACTCATCTTTTTGTATCTTTCTTTGGGTAAGGCTGGACTTTGTATCTCAACTTATCCAGCAGTTCTTTCTTCCTCTGTTTTGAGGAAGAATTGAAATACACATAGCGATGCTTTCGTGGTCGCTCGTGTCTTTCAAGTCTATCACCATAGTATGCTTTCGCACCATTCACTCCACCGTGAGCATCAAAGATATGGCGAGAGTGAGAACCAGATTTCCCATCCAGTCTCCACTCAACATGGCGGTCAGACATTCCAGTGTAAAACCAGTTAGTTGCTTGGTACACAATTCCAATATGACCAGCATCAATTTCAGCGTAAGAGATTACTATATCTTTTTCCTTAGGCAAAAGTCTTAGGCTTCTACCAATCAAATAAGACTCTGTGTTTTTAGGAGTGCCATCTTTTATCCAAAGACGAGTGAGTTCTAGAACATTAGAAGATTCTTCTGGGCCACAAACTCCAACGCAAACGCTAGGCGATGCTGGCTTTCCGTAAATTACGCAACCAATCATCTCTTCGCCATCAAATAAACCATAGGCAAACATAGTGCTGGCTCTTCGGTGGAGGTAGTGATTTTCTACAACCATCAAGTTAGCGTCTTTT